TACTTCATAATATTACCAAGACTAAAGCCCTCACCATGTCCCGAATCAATAATAACATCGGTAGCCTGATATTTATCGGATGCATAATGCTGACTGTATGTAGCATCAATGTATCCTTTAAGCTCTTGTAATAGTTTGTCTTCATTAAATTTGTAATTAGTTTTCTTCATGTTTCCATTCCTTAGGTAAAGTCTCTTCGCTATACCATCTAAAGTTATTTGTTTCAGCCCATTCAGCATGTGTTCTTTTTGTTCCATCTTTCCTAACCTTGGCTCCCGGCATAGGAGAGAAAGGCTTTTGAAATAAAAATATTAACTCAGTATTTTTTGGAAGTGCTTTTCTAATATGAATATATTTACTGTACTCAGCGTGGTCCCAAAACCTACCCTTTGCTTCTAAGAGTATTGTCTTACCCTCTATCTCTCGAACAAAATCAGCTTCGTATTTATGTTCAACAACATATTGTATGACATCCCAATGATGTTTCCAGTCTTGAAGTATTCCCAAATGAATGTCATACTCCCATCGACTGTCATACCCTTTAGGTACGTTAATCTTTTTAGGTCTAGGTTTTCTAGGTACTCTTCTAGGCATTAATGAATGCTCCGAGCTTCTCTTGAGTCTACTTCTATTTTAAGAATTGTTGATAAGTCTGTTAAAATATCACTGGGTATAGCATCAATTGGTTCACCACTGGCTAACTCGTGTGCAAGTAGTAATAAAATTTTTTCTAATCTATCATTATTTTTCATGTATAATATCCTCGAGAGTTATCTCATTTATTGGTTTAGTTTTTGAAACCTTTTTAATTTTTTTAACTATCCACTTTAATGAAAAAGAAGAAAGCCGAATCTGATTATTAGCATAAATATGAGTGTCTGTAGGTAGTAAATCAAATGCATTTTGTTTATCTATCTTTTCTTTTTCTGAATCAGACACCAAATTTTTAACCCAATCAACCAAGAGTTCTAGTGATTTTTTTCTAATTTTTTTAGCTCTTTGTGCATTCATAATATCTCCTCCACGTTTGGAACTTTAACAATATTTGTAAAATAAACTGGTCCTTTGGCATACTTAAAAACTCTTAAACCTTTACCATTATTACTGTCAGAATGGCACTTATATTTATAAGGACAATAGGTACATTCTTTTGGAAGCTTCATGTTTCCTGCTTTACCTTCGGCTATTGAAGGATAGCAAAAATCAGGAGGTGTTTTTTTCTTGATAGCTTTTTTTATAGTTTTAATTCTATCTTTAATATTCGGCTTATCTAAATCTTCAGGTCTAAAAAGAGTTAGTTCTCCAGTTTCTTTATTAATTACTAAGAAACCACCAGCACTGGTTTGTTCTGCTGCTTCATATCCGGCAAGTTGTGCTAGATAACCAAACGTATCTTGTTCTGCTAGTGTTCCATCATTAAATTTTTTAAATGCATATCCAGACGCTGACTTAACATCGACAACTTCACCATCAATTTTACAATCCATGTGTCCTTTAATTCCACTAACAGTTACTTCTTTTTGTTCTGAATCAACACTGTGTCCTGCAAGTCTAACAAAAAATAAAAGTAGAACCTCTAGTAGATGTCCATACAAAAATTTAATAAAAGTGCTTGGTTGTAGTTCAGTGTCGGCATCTTTTTCTTCATGCATATCAAACCATAACTGCCTATCAGGTTTTCCAATATTAGACATACGAAGATTATTAGACGTAGCCCTGTTAGCTCCAACAGGAGTAGCCCAGTCGACTAATGCTTGAGTCATATCTTCGCTAAACTTTTCTAAAAGTTTTGGAGGAATAACAATAGGCTCACCCTTTGAAAGGGATGATATTGTATTATATATATCAGGTACTAAATTGTCAAGCTGTTTCTTTTTCATATTCTTCCTCAGTTATACTATCAATTAAACTGATAGCTTTTTTAATAGACAGTTTAAACCATTCACCATTTCTTTCTATAGCTTGTTTGCTACAAAGCTTGTGTGCGTTTGATTCAGCAAGTCTTCTGTTTTTAAAGTCTTTATAATATTCAAGTTTATAATCCCGCATAGGCGAAGATGTTTGATATTGGTTACATCTGTCAATTGCTTCTATAGCCATACCAACTTTAATCCAGCCTTTCCAAGCAGGGTTTGTAATAATATATACTTGACCTTCTTTACTACTAGAATAGCTAGATAAAGATTGAAACGCAGCATCTTCAAATGTTTTGTAATGTCCGGGTTTATACAACGGATGAGTTTTACTTATGTACTTACCGTTAACAAACATTCGTTCTGTGTTTCTTTTAGTATATTTTTCTAAAGTCGCATAGCATGGAATACATACTTTTTCTTTTCTTTCTTTACGTGAGGGTTGCCAATTATCATCAGTTAATTTAACCCCACACTCGTTACAATTAATGTGTGTCACTCCAGTTTCCTCCTATTTTATATTCACCATCTAACGGACAACGCATGTTAAAATATGTTCCTGCATCTATAATACTTTCAACAGCAAGTTGACCAACTCTATTAGCTTGACATTCTTTTACTTCTATTTGCCATTCATCATGAATATTACCTACAAATTTATAATCAAGATTTGCAAGAGACAAACGAGTATTCAGTAGTATCAACCCCTTTTTCATTGCTACTGCTCCTCCTCCTTGTAATAAGGTATTTAAAGCAGCGTGTTCATGTCTAACAAATATCTTTCTACCATCTAAACCTTTTAAAAATTTTTTCTTTGCTGCTCTATCAACTCGTTCTTTAAGAGTTCTAAGTGTTGGGAGACTACTAAAAAAGCGTTCTCGCAACTTCTTACCGTCTGCTCTGCTTCCATTAACAATGCTTCCAAGTTTTTCGTCTCCTGCTCCGTATATGAGTGCATAGATGAAAGTTTTTGCCTGATCTCTTGATTCAAGTCCAGCAAACTTTTGGTTAGTTGTGTGAATGTCTCCATTGATAATTTCATTTACATACTCCTCGTCAGCCATGTAGTGTGCTAACATTCTTAATTCTAATCCACTTGCATCTACACCTACAAGTTTATATCCATCAGGTACTGTCCAACAAGACCTGCACTCTTTACCAAAAGGACTATATACAGCAGGTACTTGAGCCATGTTTGGGCTTCTGTGTGCCATTCGACCTGTAATAGTACCAGTACAAATAACAGAACCATGAACTCTGCCATCGTTTTTAACAGCATCTAACCATGACTCAACTTGAGCAGCTCTTTTTTGTAAGAGTAAAAACTCTGCAATTAATTGAGCTTCTTTAATATGAGATATTTTTTTTAGTGTTCCTTCATCAACAATAGGTTGTCCTGTTGGGGTAAATCTTTTAGGCTTCCAACCAAAATCAATTAAGTACTCACCTATTTGTTTTCTACTTCCAAGATTAAATTCTTGTAGCTCTTGCCTCATGAAAGAGTTCATATCATTAGTCTCTTTCCTTTCTAAATATTCCTCTTCAGTTAAACCTGACTTAGACAGTGTTCCATCTTTTTTAAGTTTTGGAAACACACGTTTAACATCCACAAGTTTAGGTTTAAAAGTATGATGAACTTCTGTTTCGACTTCTTTTTTTCTTTTATTTAAAGAACTTAATAAAAGTGTAGCATTTTTTTCATCAAATAAAAATCCTTGTTGTTCCTGATCTGATAATATCTTACTTGTTTCATGTTCAATTTCTACAGAATCTTTACTAAATCCTGAACTGTCTGATCTAAGTTTTTCTAAAACTAATTTATTTACTTTTACATCTTGAATACAATAGTCCATCATTTCTTTACTGTAAGATTTAAAATCAGGCGAGTCTGACTTAGGGCAGTTGAGTTTCCATCCCCATTTTTCTAGGCTGTGTCCACCTTCTCTTGTCGGGTGTAACAGTCTTGATAGGGTCAAGGTATCAAGAACTTTAGCATGTTTATATAAATCAACATGCTTTAGTTTTTTAATTATGGGGAGATCAAAGCCAATGATGTTGTGACCAACTAGAATATCGGCTGACTTTAGAAACTCAATGCCCTCGTCAATTTGTGTAGGATCAAATGAATATACTTTATTATTTTCATCAATAGCAACAATACACCAAATACTATCAGCAGCCGGAACTCTTTCCAGTTCCCCTGTTTCTTTATTTTTTGATTCAAATTCCCAAAGCAATCCATTCGTTTCAATATCAAATACTAATTCCATAATGTTATCCTAAAAAGAGTTTATAATATCATCTTCAATATTAAATTCATTATCAAATATTTCAGATAATCTTCCTGTATCTTTATCGTAAATTAAAGAAGTTGCCATGCCTACGTCACCTGTGTATCTTGATTTAAGTACACGAAGTCTTGTAGTCCTTGCTTCTTCTTGATCGTCTGATTGTTGATTACGTTCCAATGCAATCACACAATCTGATAGCTGTCCAATGCTGTTAGAGCCACGGAGGTGAGAGAGACTAACTTCAATTCCATTCTCATGTCCTTTGTTACCATCGACTCGTCTGAGGTGGGATACAAGAATTAAACCTGCACCCGTCTCTTCAACTAAACTTCTAAGTCTAGTCATAATATTATCAATGGCTCGTCTCTCATCACCTTCGGCAAGGGCACTCACCAGCATATGTAAATGATCTACGACCACCCACTTACAATCACAACCAACAATTAAATATCTTAACTTTGCAAAGATATCATCTATTTCATTTGTTCCAAAATGAGCATGTATAAATACTTTATCATCTGCAAAAACTTTATCAAACATAGCAATCAATGTATCTTCATTAAACTTTTCTCTTTCTTGATCAACATATAATCTAGCATTTGCTTCAATAGAAAGGACACCATCCACTGTTCTTCTCCAGTCCTCTTCAAGTGCTATGATTCCTACATTATCATTAGTATTTTTTACAAGCCAATGTTCTAGTTCCCTCGTGATACTAGACTTACCAAGTCCTGTTCCACCTGTAAGAGTTACAAGCTCACCTTGTCTCAAGCCATACAGCTTTTCATTTAAACCCTTCCAAGGGTAGGGAACACTTTCCTTTTTCTCACGATTTAAAAAGGCTTTTTGTTTTTCAGAAACACGTATGATACCACTTGGAGTATAGGTCTTTGCATCCCACCAAGAATTAGTAAATTCTTTATATTTTGATTTGATAAGCATGTCGTTAGCATCTTTGTAACCATTAGGAAGAGTTACAATTTTAGCTTTTCCCGGCTTAATTATAGTAGCAACCTTTTGAGCTGCTTCTCTACCTTGTTTATCTTTATCAAAACAAATAACAATATTATCAAAACTTTCTACATATTCTAAATTTTCTTTAATGTCTTTGACTGCTGAAGCTGCTCCTCTAATAATCGACACGACTGCCCACTTACTACCGAGTAGTTCATAGGCAGCCATAGCATCACACTCTCCCTCAGTAATCGTTAGATATTTTCCTCCTTCTTTAAATAATTGTTGTCCGAACAGTCCAACACCTGAAGGTGACACATCAAATGAGAACTTTTTATCACGAACATATCTAACTTTGTTAGCAGTAATTTCATTGTTAATATACAGTGGATAAATGTGTTGTGCTAATTGTCCTGCTTGATCATAAACAACTTTAACACCATATTTTTCGGCAGTTTCTTTTGAAATATTTCTATCAGAAAGTTTGGCAAAAACACCCCCATGGTGATTTAATTCTCTTACCGTTTCTCTTACAACTGGTGATTTTTGTAATGATTCTACTGTATTCTTGCTTTTAAAAGTTGGAAAGAACTCATCGCAACTAAAGCACTTTGCAGAACCATCTTCATTAACAGACAAGGCATCGCTGCTTTTACAAGCAGGGCAAGGCTGATGATACTTAATAAATTTTAATTGATTTTCCATGTTTGACCCTTGAAATAAAAAGGCACCCATATTGCAGAGTGCCTTGGTTAAAAATAACTATTGAGATTCAGTTGTATCTTCTTTCTCAGTAGTCTCTGTCTGCTCTATCTTAGCTTCATCACACTCTAAAAGTAACTGTTCCAAGTTAGCTCTATGTGTTCGTGAAGCAAAGTCTAAAGCTTCAATAACGACTTGCAAAGTACCTACTTTTTGTACAGTTACAGTAGCTTCCTGCTTCTTTTGCTCATCGTCAATGTTATTGATGTCGAATAAGTTTTCACCATCTTCATTTCTAATAGTGATAATCATTTTAAAATTCTTCTCCACCATCAATAGCTTCAAACTCTGCACCATCCCCTGACTTATACTGTACTAAGTCAAGCACTTGCATAGCTTGAAAATCAAGCCCTTTAAAGTTTCCATATTTATTCGAAACTTCCCATTCATTATATTGAACTTTAACTCTAGAACCATTGCCTACTAACTCATCCATTGGGACTTTGTTAGCATCTACAAGCGTGGGTGCTTTGCGAACCATCCCGTTGGGACCATTCACTTTACGTTTAAAGTTTATAGATCGACCAACAACTTCGTCTTGAATCGTTAGATTTTTTACTTTAAATCCACGTCTTTCAAAGTCATCAGCCACTGAATCCTCAAGCACTAAATCTACTGTATACACAGGCTCAAACTTAGTGTTTGGGGTTGTTACACTAGCCCAATAGGCTACTCCTTCTTGTATTGCCATATAAATACCTCCTTGGTTTGGCGTTTTGTGAAAACAATTATACACTAATCACTTGAGGATGTCAAGCAATATGTCTTTCATTGTTATGTGTGTTGTATCAAATAAAGTTACAATAAATTTTTCACCTTCTTTTTTAATCTCGTAAGGTATTTTATTCTCATAAAATTCTTTATAATTTTTTGTAATATATTCATCAAACTTTCTTAATTGTTTCTTGTCAAAAATAGCTGTGGTTTCTTCTTCTAACATTCTCTGATATAAATAATTCATAAAGCTCCTTATTAATTAATTGTAAATGGTATTGAACAATTTGTTGTTGTAACACTTTCAAAATTTAAATCTAAAACGTATCGTTTAACAGCTCTTTTTAATCTTGAATTATTAGTACCTATAATATTAATATTGATAGGTGTTCCTACTTCGAGATCAAACTTAGCATTAAATTTTTCAGTATTTTTTATTGTAATATTTTTAATATAAGTTACAAATTTTCTATTTGATTTAGGTCTAGGACATGAAGCCTTTGATAAAGATTCTTTAACAATTTTAGAAGGGGTCTGAGGCTCACTGAGAGTCTCTGTATAAACCTCTTTGCTCTGTCCCAATGCTTGGGTACCAGTCAACACTCCGAAACCTCCTGTGGCTCCTGTCGTATTGACTATTTCTTCAGAAGTTTCAAAAGTATTTTCAAAATTTTCAACCTCTTGTCTTAATTCATCAAGCAAAGATAAAACATTAAGAATGTCTTGTGAAGTTTCATACTCTAAACTATTTATTCTATCTTCTAAATTATTTATAGAATTTAAAATAACATTTTGTCTAGCTAAAACATTATCATAAATATCCGTCTTAGCATCTAGTTGAATTTGTAAAGTTTTTAAAGCTTTACGCATACCTTTTACGTCTTCTGAGTTATCACTTATTTTTGAGCCAACAGTCCAAGATGTGGTGGTTGCTCCAATAAATAAAATAAATAATAAAATTTTAAATATAATATTTTTTTTCATTTGTCTCCTGTTTATTTAATTAATAATAAATAAATCTTAACATAAAAAAACTACTTATGTCAAGATTTAATAGTAACTTTATGCAACCTCCTGTGCTGTCCACCAAGTAGGCTTAGTTCTATTGCGTTCCCATTTGGCATAGTGTTTTTCGTTAATGCAGTAATCACGATAAGCAATGATAGCATCCTCATTCTTATACTCCTCAGGCATAGCCTGTGCTAGTGGTGTCATGCTTGTATGTGTAATGTTATCGGGCATCTTACTCAATGGTTCTTCTAGCTTGACAACACTTGCATGTTTTCTACCATACCTATACTCATACTCCAAACCTAGTGCTAGGAAGTGTCGATACAACCATGAGTAGTTAGAGCTAGATTCTCTAGCCCATATAGTACATGGGTGATTCCAGTAGGCACGTTTGTAAAGTCCATTAGCATCTGCGTACTCATCACCATCTAGTTCTCGGTGTGCTGTGCATAACATCTGTGCTGTTTCTAGTGGCATCTTGACTAGCATTTTATCTGGCTGTGCTTC